CTTTCCACAGGGTCTATTATATGCATGTTTAGTAGAAGCATTTATGTTTTTAAAAGGTCCAACAGACATGTTGACACTATATGAAAATAGATATAAAACTGAACTACAAAAGTTTGCAGCGATGCAACTTGGAAGAAGAAGACGAGACGATTACACGGATGGTACAATAAGAATTCCAATCGAGTCAGCGCCTCAGTAATTAGGAGAAAAAATTTATGGCAATATCATCAGCAATTTGTAATAGTTTTAAACAAGAAATTTTAGTTGGTACACACAACTTTACAGCATCATCTGGTAATAGTTTTAAAATAGCTTTATACACAAGTTCAGCATCTTTAGGTGCAGGCACTACAGCCTATAGTTCATCAAACGAAATATCTAATACATCTGGATCAGCTTACACAGCTGGTGGAAAAGTAATTACAAGTGTTACTCCAGCTTTAGATGGATCAACAGCATGTTGTGATTTTGCAGATGTAAGTTTTACTTCTGCTTCTTTTACAGCTAACGGTTGTTTAATTTATAATGATACACAGTCAGATAAAGCGTGTGCAGTAGTTGCTTTTGGTGGTGATAAAACTGTATCAAGCGGAACTTTCACAATTCAATTTCCAGCAGCAGACGCATCTAACGCGATTATTCGAATAGCGTAGAGGTAACGACGGATGTCCGTTACTAGAACTTTTACAGTAACGGTAGTTAGTACCGGTTCAGGAAATAAATATTTTATTGATGGAGTACAACAAGCTACTTTGCTTTTAGGTGAAGGTGGTACATATAAATTTGATCAATCAGATAGTTCAAATGGTAGCCACCCTTTAAGATTTTCAACAACTAGTGACGGAACACATGGCGGAGGTGATGAGTACACTACCGGTGTAACCACTAATGGTACACCTGGTCAAGCAGGATCATACACTCAAATTGTAGTAGCTGAAAGTGCACCAACTCTTTATTACTATTGCACAAATCACTCAGGGATGGGTGGACAAGCTAACACTGTTGATGGAAATTCATGGGGACTTATGTCATGGAGTGCAAACGAATATGGCAGTCAAGATTCTATTGATGTTACATTAACAGGTTTATCTGCTACTTCTAGTGTAGGTGTTGTAGACGCTTTTAATACAGAAGGTTGGGGAAGACAAGAATGGGGTAATTCTGCTTGGGGTGTAGATTACGCAGTACAACTTTCAGGTCAATCAGCAACTTCTGCAAACGGTAGTTTAACAACTTTTGATACACAAACTGTTATACCAACAGGTCAAAGTGCAACTTCTTCAGTAGGTTCTACAACAACAGGTGTATTATCTATTGCAGATTTAACTGGTGTACAGGCTACATCTGAAGTAGGTGATTTTGATAATGCTGGTACATTAGTTGGTTGGGGTAGAAATGGTTGGGGTGAAGAGCCTTACGGAGATTCATTTAATAAATTAGTTCAACCAACAGGTCAAAGTGCAACATCTAATGTTGGATCATTAACATCAGCCATAGAAAATTTTGTACCCATTACTGGAGTTGGTTCTACATCTTCAGTTGGTGGTTTAACACCTATTGTAGATTGTGTTGTTGTACCAACAGGTCAAAGTGCAACATCTAGTGTAGGAACAATTTCAACTTCAGATGCTATTGGATTAACCGGTCTTAGTGCAACAGCTTCAGTTGGTGGTATAATTCTTGATGCGTTAACCGTTGAACTAGGAGGATTACAAGCAACATCTTCTGTAGGACTTTTACAAGAACAAATTTCTCAAGTTCTAACAGGTCAACAAGCAACATCTTCTGTTGGATCTTTAACACTAGAAATAGGAGTTCCGTTAACCGGGGTCAGTGCTACATCGGCAGTCGGTGCAATATCTCCTATACCTATGACAGTAGGGTTAACAGGACAGTCAGCAACATCTAGTGTGGGTACAGGATTAATTCTTAGATATTATGGAAAACTTGATCCTAAAACAAGTACAGGATACAGCACTCAAACACCAAAAACGTCAGTTAGTGGTTACTCAACTAAGACGCCAAAAAACACAACGGGATATACAACTAAAACAGCGTAATTTATGTTTGACTTAAAACTAAATACCCAATATAAATAACAAAATTAGGAGAATTAATAATGGCTTCAACATACACAGATCTTGGTATAGAACTAATGGCAACCGGCGAAAATGCTGGTACATGGGGAACAAAAACTAACACAAATTTAAATCTTATAGAGCAGTTAACAGGTGGTTTTGCTACTGTATCTATTGCTGGTGGAGCAGGAACAACTGCTTTAGATATTGATGATGGTGCTTTAACAGGTACTGCTCAACAAAGAGTTATAGAATTTACAGGATCAATAACTGGAAATAGAATTGTTACAATTCCAAATGACGTGGAAACTTTTTACATATTAAAAAATTCTACTTCTGGAGCTTACACAGTTCAATTTAAATATGCTACTGGTTCAGGAAGCAGCACAACTTTTTCAGCTACAGACAAAGGAACTAAAATTGTTTATGCATCAGCTAACGATGGAACAAACCCTGACATTGTTGATGTTATGGCTAATTCTTCAGAAATTGCTGTAACTAATAGTAATCCAATAAAATTTCAAGACGCTGATAATTCAGCATTTGTGGGTATAGATGCACCGGCAACAGTTAGTGGTTCTTATACATTAACATTACCAGCAGCTGTGGGATCTACTTCTCAAGCTTTAGTAACAACAGATGGGTCAGGAACTTTAGGGTTTACATCAACATCATCTTTTGGTATATCAACAGGAAAAGCGATTGCAATGGCGATCGTATTTGGATAAAAGGATTAAATTATGGCAAACCCAAATATAGTATCAGTATCAAGTATTAACGGTGAGTCGGTAGGCTTTAACTTAACAGCTACTACGACTACAACTTTATTAACTGTATCATCAGATAAAGTTTTAAAAATTAATAGAATTACATGTGCAAACGTTGACGGAACGAATGCAGCAGATTTATCATTATCAATCGTAAAGTCTAACTTCACATCAGCAGGTGTTTCCAACTTCGACACTTCAGGAACTTTCTTTCTAGCAAAAACAGTTTCGGTACCAGCAGATGCTACACTAGTTGTATTGGACACTCCAATATATTTAATGGAAGCAGATGTACTTAAAGGTGGCGCAAGTGCAGCATCAGACTTAGATCTAGTTATATCTTATGAAGTTATAGACGACGCTTAGGAGGTTTAAATTATGGCGCAAGGAAATGGCGGAATAATTGGACCAGTCAATACAGTAAATCCCGAAGTAAGTATTTCAGAAAAAAAAACCGCAATAACATCATCAGGAAGTTTTCAAGTACAATGTGCATCTGCAGGTGGAACTAGACCTGGATCAGTTTTAGTTGTTGCAGGTGGATCTGGTGGAGCTGGAGGCTCTGGTGGTGGAAGTGGTGGATTAATTTTAGCAACATGTCAAACTTTACCTTTATCATCTATATGTGCAACTGTTGGAGCTGGAGGATCACCAGGTAATGCTCCAGGAAGTCAAGGAGGCGATTCAATATTTGCAGACTTTACCGCAAAAGGTGGTGGAGGAGGTGGTGGCCAAGGTTCAAGCACTGTAGGAAATCCAGGTGGATCTGGAGGTGGTGGAGCTGGAGGTTCTGCAGCAGGAGGTTCTTCAATACAATCACCTTCTATGCCAAGTCCTTTACAACCTTTTGGTTTTGGTAATACTGGAGGTGCAGGAGCACCAGGCACAGGTAATCCAGCAAGAGGTGGTGGTGGAGGTGGAGCTGGTGGAGCTGGTTCAGCTGGTGGATGTGGATCAGGTGGTAATGGTGGTAATGGAAAACCAGTAACTTCAATTTTTGGATGTGCACCCCAACCTTTTTATGGACCAACTTCAGGAGTTTATGCTGGAGGTGGTGGAGGTGGATCTTACAGTGGTGGAGGAGGTTCAGCAGGACCAGGAGGTGGTGCATCAGGAGAAGATAATCCAGGTACAGGTCCAGCGAGAAACGGTGTAGTGAACACTGGAGGTGGTGCAGGAGCAGTTTGGCCTAATGGTGGAACAGGTGGATCAGGAATAATTTTAGTTAAAGAATGTGCAACAACAATTGCAAAAAGTGCACCAGGTATTTGGGACATGAATACAGTATACGATTTTGTAAAAGATAATGATTGGGTAACAAGAACAGCAGAAATAGATTACATGGTAGTCGCTGGTGGTGCATCAGGTGGAGCACACTATGCTGGTGGTGGAGGTGGTGCAGGAGGATATCGTGCATCAGGTTATGGCCCAAGTCCACTTCAAGGATCAGCACAAGAATTAGGTTTAGGAACATATGCAGTAACAGTTGGAGCTGGTGGTGCAGCAAGAGCAGGATGTGCAAGTCCAAAAATAGGTAATGCAGGAACAAATTCAGTATTTAGTACAATAACATCATCAGGTGGTGGTTATGGGGGATCTACTCCAAACACTGCTGGAGGTCCAGGAGGATCAGGTGGTGGAGGTGGTGAAAGAAATAACACTGCAGGTGGTGCAGGTAATGCAGGAGCATTTACAATACCAGAAGGTAATAATGGTGGTAATGCTAAACCACAAGGACCTGGAGCAGCAGCAGCTGGAGGTGGTGGTGGAGCAACTGCAGTCGGTGCTGCAGGAGTAGGACCTCCTGGTACAGGACCACAAGCAGGTGGTAATGGAGGTGCTGGAGCACCAAACGCAATTACAGGTACGGCTACATCTTACGCTGGTGGAGGTGGTGGTGGAGTTGAAGGTTCTGGTTCAGGGTCACCAGTAGTCGGTGGAACAGGTGGAGCTGGTGGTGGTGGAGCTGGTGGTGCAGATTCTGCAGGAACCGCTGGTACAGTCAACACAGGTGGTGGAGGTGGTGGAGCAGGTAATGGTCCCGCACCAACTACAGCTTCAGGAGCAGGTGGTTCAGGTATCGTGATCGCAAGAGCAAACGCAGGTCAAGGAATTACATTAGCAACGACTCCAGGTGGTTCAGTTTCTTATGTAGCAAATGGTTCAAGTTTTGATCAAATAGCAAGTTTTACAGCATCAGGATGTTTAACAATTTCTGATGGAGATCCTTCTCTTGTAACAGCAAATTATTTAGTAGTCGCTGGTGGTGGATCGGGTGCAACAGGAGCTGGAGGTGGAGGTGGAGCTGGAGGATACAGAGCTTCAGGATATGGACCTTCTCCTTTACAGGGAGATTCTTTAATTTTAAGTCCAGGACCATATTCTATTACTGTAGGTGGTGGTGGAGCTAGTAATGGTGGATGTAATGGAAATAATTCAGTATTTTCAACTATAACCTCATATGGAGGTGGTAGAGGTGGAGCACCAGGTGTACCTGGTTGTGCACCTGCACCTGAAAAAAGAACTGGAGGAAACGGTGGATCAGGTGGTGGTGGATGGATTTGTGGAAACTCTGGAGGATCAGGTAATAGTCCCCCTGTAAATCCTCCTCAAGGAAATAATGGAGGACCAGGATCTCCAGGTTCACCTCAAACAGCTGGAGGTGGTGGTGGAGCTGGAGGAGTAGGTGGTACAGCTGGAAACTCTGGTGGAGCTGGTGGAGCTGGTGTTACAAACAATATTAATAATTCATGTACAGCGTACGCAGGTGGTGGTGGAGGAGCTGTAAACTGGTCTTACCCAAATAGTAGTCCCGCAGGAGCAGGTGGAACTGGTGGCGGTGGTAGAGGTGGTGGTGGACCAGGAGCGCCTAGTCCATTACAAGCACCAGTAGCAGGAACAGTTAATACTGGAGGCGGTGGTGGTGGTGCAGGTGGAGGTGGATCACCTCTTGCAGGAGCAGCAGGTGGATCAGGTATTGTAATTGCAAGATTTCCAGGACCAACTAGTGTGTCCGCGGCACCAGGAACTAATACAATAACAACATTACCAGGACCAGCTGGAGGATGTAAAGTAGCAACATTTACTGTAACTGGAACGTTGACAATAAGTTAAAATTAATTTATAAATATAATTTTTAAGGAGATAAAAATATGGCACATTTCGCAGAATTAAAAACAAAACCAGATCCAACAGGATTTACATCGGATACTCATCAAGTAGTTGAAAGAGTAGTAGTTGTAGGAAACGATTGTGTTCCTTCAGACATGCACCAAGATGGTGAAACATGGTGTATTAATTTTTTCAAAGGTGGAATCTGGAAACAAACTTCTTACAATAATAATTTTAGAAAACAATATGCAGGAATCGGAATGATTTATGATCCTGTAAAAGATAAATTTTTATCACAACAACCTCATGCTTCATGGTCATTAGATTCAAGTGACGATTGGCAAGCACCAATAACTTATCCAACAGTTACAGAAGAAGGTGATGTTAGATACATGATTTCTTGGAACGAAACAAAATACGACGCTGACAACACACAAGGTTGGGAAGCAATAAAATCAAACGACGAATCGGAAACACCTACCAAATATAATTGGAATGGCTCAGCTTGGGTGTCCGAATAGGAGACTCACATGGCCAGATCTAATGGCGGAATAATCGGTAAAACAAATAAAACTTCTTTCGGGAAGTGTACGGTTACATCACAAACATCTACAGGAAATTTAACATTACAACCAGGGACTAGAGTTATTGATACTTTAGTTGTAGCAGGTGGAGCAGGTGGAGCATTTAATGGCGGCGGTGGTGGAGCAGGAGGATTAAGAACATCTTCCAGTCTTTCAGCTTCGGGAACAGTACCTATTACAATTGGAGCAGGTGGTACTGCTGGAAGTAATCCATCTAGAGCTGGTGGTGTAGGGGGAGATTCAACAATTTTAACAATTACAAGTGCAGGTGGTGGCGGTGGTGGAGCAGATCAAAACCCTGGTTCAGCAGGAGGTTCAGGTGGTGGTGGCGGTGGTGCAAGTTGTGTACCAGCTACAACAGGTGGATCTGGAACTGCATGTCAAGGAAATGCTGGAGGAGGAGCACCCAATCCAGCTGCTGCTGCAGGTGGCGGTGGAGCAGGTGCTGTCGGTGCAAATGGATCAGCAGCTCATACTGGTGGTACTGCAGGTGCAGGTGGGGCAGGTTTAGCTAATTCATTAACAGGATCATGTGTTACCTACGCTGGAGGAGGTGGTGGAGGATCTGGTCCTAGTGCAACTGGTGGAGCAGGAGGTTCAGGTGGAGGCGGAAGAGGATCAGGTCCTACTCCTACTGCAGCTGTATCAGGAACTGCAAATACTGGAGGCGGCGGTGGTGGAGGAACAACTGGTGCTACTAGTCCAGTTGGAGCAGGTGGCTCAGGAATAGTCGTAGTAAAAGAATTAAACAAAGCAAGTGGTGTGTGGTCAATGCAAAGTCAATTTAGTGCCAAGAGTCAGGGAACATGGCCATCAAGAGTAGCAGACGTAGATTACATGGTAGTCGCTGGTGGTGGAGGTGGTGGATTTAGTTCTGGTGGTGGAGGTGGAGCTGGTGGTTATAGAGCTTCTGGTTTTGGACCTTCTCCTTTACAAGGATCAAATCAAGAATTAGGTTTAGGGACATACACAGTAACAGTTGGAGCAGGTGGAGCAGGTGGTGCCAATGAACCTTCATATGGAGGTTGTGGTACAAATTCAATATTTGGAACTATAACATCAACAGGTGGTGGTGTTGGTGGTAACACTGGTGGATCTGGTGCTAAAAATGGTAAAACAGGTGGATCTGGTGGTGGTGGCGGTGGTGGAGCTGTATGCGGAGGATCTGGTGGAGCAGGTAACGCAGGAAGTTTTAGTCCTTCAGAAGGTAACACTGGTGGAACTCATCACGGAGGAGCTCCTTCATATGGTGGTGGTGGAGGTGGTGGAGCAACTGCTGTTGGAGGAAATGCAACAAGCACTAAAGGTGGTAATGGAGGTGCAGGAGCACCAAATGCAATTACAGGAACAGCAACAACTTTTGCTGGCGGCGGTGGAGGTGGTGCTAATAATCCAAACCCTGGTGGTGACGCTGGAGCTGGTGGTGGTGGAGCTGGTGGAAATGGATCGGGAGCTGCAGCTGGAACAGCCAATACTGGTGGTGGTGGTGGATCTGGTGGTCATCCTTGCGGTGCTGGACAAGCAGGTGGTTCAGGTGTCGTAATCGCAAGAACATCAAATACTGCAGGAATGTCATTTACAAAAACAGTAGCGGCTAATGAGATAGCAACAATAAGTTGTGGAGCATGTCTCGTAGCTAAATTTACAGCATCTGACACGTTAGGTGTCACAGATTCAGGTGCCCCTATATCAGGAACAGCTATGCATTATATGGTTGTAGCTGGTGGTGGAGGTGGATCTTCTGCAAGAGATGGTGGTGGAGGTGCTGGTGGATTAAGATCATCTTTTGATACAATTAATGGAACTAAAGGACAACAATTACATTTAAGTCCAGGGCCATACGCAGTTACAATTGGTGCTGGTGGTACAGTTGGAAGTCCAGGACCAAACCAAGCAACACCAGGAAATAATTCTGTCTTTAGTGGAATCACTGCTACAGGTGGTGGATCATCGGATACAGCAGGTGGTTCTGGTTCAGGTACTAATAGAACTTCTGGAACAGGAAATTTAGGAAATGCAGGAAATTTTGTTAACATAGAAGGAAACCCTGGAGGTTTAGGTCAACCTTTTGCAGGAGGTAACTATGGTTCTTCAGGTGGTGGAGGTGGAGCTACTGAAACTGGAGGAACTGCTCCTAATGTAAATACATCGGGAAGAGGTGGACAAGGTTTAACTTCTACAATTACAGGATCACCATTATCATATGCTGGAGGAGGAGGTGGTGGAACTTATATAAATGTAACAGGTGGAGCAGCGTCTCCGTGTGGAACAGGTGGAAAAGGAGCAACACCATCAGGACCAGGATCACCATCAGCAGCAGATGCTGGAACTACTAATAGAGGCGGTGGTGGAGGTGGAGGATTCCACCCAGGAAGTCTTAATGGTTCAGGAGCAGCAGGTGGATCAGGAGTTGTTGTATTAAGATCACCAGGGCCAGTAGGTCCAACATTAAGTGTAACTCCAGGAGGAGCTAAATCAACATTACCAGGTCCTGCAGGTGGTTGCACAGTAATTACATTTACTGCATCAGGAACGTTGACAATCGCGTAGCAGGTGTTATATTAAGTTCATAAAGACATATGAACCTTACAAACTATTATTGGTATTTTAAATCAGCCATTCCAGAACGTATCTGTGATGACATTGTAAAGTATGGTCATCAAATGCAGGATCAAATGGCAGTCACTGGTGGTTATGGTGATGTTAAAAAATTAAATTCAAAACAAACAAAAGATTTAAAAAAGAAAAGAAACTCTGACATTGTTTGGATGAATGATAGATGGGTTTATAAAGAAATACAACCTTATGTACATCAAGCAAACGCTAGTGCTGGTTGGAATTTTAATTGGGACTTTAGTGAGTCTTGTCAGTTTACAAAATATAAAAAAGGCCAGTATTATGATTGGCATTGTGATAGCTGGGATCAACCTTATCAACGACAACAAGGTGATCCATCACATGGTAAAATTAGAAAACTATCTGTAACAGTTACTTTATCTGATCCAAAAGATTATAGAGGTGGAGAACTAGAATTTGATTTTAGAAATCTTGATCCAGATAAAAAAAGAAATGTTAAAAAATGCACAGAAATATTACCTAAAGGATCATTGGTTGTGTTTCCTTCATTTGTATGGCATAGAGTATGTCCTGTTAAAAGTGGAGAAAGAAACAGTTTAGTAATATGGAACTTAGGGTATCCATTTCAATAAAGGAAAAATATGAAAAAGAAAAAAGCTAAAGCTAGAAAACAAAAAATAAAAAAAGAAGTTGCAGGTTATCCTCAACAATTACAATTAGAAGAATTTTTTAAATGTCCTATCTGGTTTGCAGATGAACCAAAATTTGTAGATAGTTTAAATAAAGCATCAGACAAATATATTGAAGCATCTAAGAAAAATTTAAAACCAGCTATTGATAAACGTAATAAAAAGTTTGGTGACAAAGGAGATATGGGTCATGTATTCCATTCAACAACATTAATTGGTGATCCTAACTTTAAACAATTACAAGATTATATAGGTGCAACAGCACATAACTTATTAGGTGAGATGGGTTTTGATATGTCTGGTCATCAGTTATTTACTACAGAAATGTGGGTACAAGAGTTTGCTAAAAAGGGTGGTGGACATCATACTTTACACACTCATTGGAATGGTCACATATCAGGTTTCTATTTTTTAAAAGCAGATGAGTCTACATCTTTACCTATGTTCGAAGATCCAAGACCAGGTAATGTTATGAATCTTTTACCAGAAAAAGATAAAACAAAAGTAACCTACGCTAGTTCTGCAATAAATTATCAAGTAAAACCAGGTAGAATAATATTTTTTCCATCATACTTACCTCATCAATATATTGTTGATATGGGTTATAAACCGTTTAGATTTATACATTGGAACTGCCAAGCAATACCGAAAGGAGTGTTAAACCCTAATGTCTAATAAAAATTTTAAAAAATCTTTTATAAATACTATCTTAAATTCTGATACTAAAAACAAAGAGTCTGATGATTTTGTTAGAATGTTTTTAAAAGATATACAAAAGAAATTAAAAAGGATAAAAAATGTCGTTCAAAAAAAATAAATATACAGTATTAAAAAAAGCTATCTCACCTGAGATTGCAGAGTTTGTTTATAAATATTTCTTAAACAAAAGAGAAGTTGCAAGATTTTTATTTGATCAAAAATATATATCACCTTTTACAGAATATTACGGTATATGGAACGATGAACAGGTACCAAATACTTATTCACATTACAGTGATATTGCAATGGAGACTTTATTAAAAGAAGTAAAACCAGTAATGGAAAAACATACAAAATTAAAATTATCTGAGACTTATTCATATGCAAGAATATACAAAGAAGGTGATGTCCTAGCTCGTCACAAAGATAGATACTCATGCGAGATATCTACTACATTAAATCTAGGTGGTGACCCATGGCCCATTTATCTTGATCCAACAGGTAAAACTGGTCAAGCTGGTGTTAAAGTGAGTCTTGAACCAGGTGATATGTTAATCTATTCTGGTTGTGATTTAGAGCATTGGAGAGAAGAATTTAAAGGCAAGAACTGTGGACAAGTATTTTTACATTATAATAAATCTAGTTCTAAAACAGCTAAAGAAAACTACTTAGACAAACGACCTTTACTAGGCGCACCTGCTTGGTTCAAAGGTGTAAAGTTGACAAAAATTAAAAAATAGTCTATACACTAGGCTTGCAGGGGGATGATCCACCACAGATTCCCTCTGCTTTAAACATATTGAAATCACACACAATCTGCTATATTACCTAATAAACAGGATTTTATATGTTACAAAAACTAGGTTTTTTACCAGGATTCAATAAACAAGTTACATCTACAGGTGCAGAGTCTCAATGGATAGACGGAGAAAATGTACGTTTTAGATATGGCACACCTGAAAAGATAGGTGGTTGGCAACAACTAGGTGAATCAAAACTTACAGGAGTTGCAAGAGGATTACATCATTTTGTAAATAAATCTTCTACTAAATTTGCAGCTATAGGCACAAACAGAATTTTATATGTATATTCTGGTGGAGTATATTATGATATACATCCACTAGTTAATCCATCAGGTACAACTATATCAAATTGTTTTACAACTACTAATGGATCTCCAACAGTTACTATTACTTTTCCAGGAACACATACGTTTGTAGCAGGAGACATTATTACATTTAGTGATTTTTCAGCTGCAACTAATTCTAATTATAGTGCTGCAGATTTTGATGACATAAAATATATGGTAACAAGTGTACCATCTCCTACAACCTTGACTATTACTATGGATAGTAATGAGACCGGTTCTGGTGCAACTACATCAGGTAGTGTTAAATACTATCAATATTATCATGTAGGTCCAGCTGAACAGATAGGGTCTTTTGGTTGGGGTATTGCACTATGGGGTGGTAATTTATTAGGTGCATTAACTAATACATTAAATGGAGCAATCAGTGCCACATCAGGCGGAAACAATGGTTCTGCTACAGAAATTACATTAACTAGTACAACAGGGTTTCCGTCTACAGGTACAAACCATGTTACGATAGGAACAGAAGAAATATCATATACAGGTATTTCTGGAAATAAACTAACAGGAATTGGAAGAGGAGCTAGAGGATCTACAGCTACTACTCATTCTAATGGTGCAACAGTAACTAATTCATCTGGTTTTACTGGATGGGGATCACCAGCAGCTAACACTGACCAAGTAACAGATCCAGGATTATGGTCCTTGGACAATTTAGGAT